CCGCTATCCGCGATGCCGTTTGCGCTTTCTCGTAGGCGATGCGGGTCATGTCGGCGGCGTTTGCTCCGAGCGCTTTGCATAGATCTCCAAACACATCGATGGGAATTTGTCTTTGTCCTTTTAGATAGCGAAGAACGGTGACGGGACTCAGCCCGACTTCTTCTGCAATGTCATCGTTGGTTTTCCCCATGCGGGCTTTTTGGGCTCGAAGCTCTTCTGCGATAGCTTCGGCAAATTGATCTCCATATTCGGTCATGGATAAAGAATAACACATATCGGGAAGAAAATTAACCATATAGATTAAAAACTAACTTGACTAACTATCCAAATGGTGCTTACATTAACCATATGGTTAATCAAGAAAGCACCACAAAACAGGTGGCAAATAAAATCGCAGCCGCGCTGGAAACCGCGAAGCGCTCCGTTAAGTGGCTTTCCGACCAATCAGGGACACCCTATGTGACCCTTCGTCGACAGCTCAGCGGGAAAGCCTCCATTTCCATTGGTCAGATTGCCGTTTATGCGGATTGTCTGCGTGTTGAACCGATGACAATGCTCCCTGACTCATTCATAGCGCTCGCCGACAAGGAGGCGGCGTGATGGTGACGGAAATCATTCAGGACGTGGCGATCGTGTTCCTCGCGGTCGCGGTCATCGTGGAAACCCTGCACCTGAAAATGCTCGATAAGGCGATCAGCTCTTTATGTGATCAGCCACTCGAATCACCTTCCGATGAGTTTGGAACAGGAACGGGAGTTGATGCCAAGTGACCGTCAGCTCCGTATCAGCAGGAACCTTCAACGGTATGACCATCGGTAACCGCTGCCGCAGGTCTGGCTTCTCGGCCGTGGCCGACACCCATACGCCGATGCTCTCGCCGCGTTTGACGAGCGCCTTGTGCCCGCCTTCCGCGAACGTGATGGCGTCCGAATACTCGTGGTTCGACGTTACGTCCACATCGGTCACGTCGGTTATCCCGACGTTCTCCAGCACGATGCGCACCTTCGACAGCCCGTCCTCGGTCTTGTTGTCGATGGCGCGCACCCTCCACCGGGTTCTGGGAATCATGAACAGACCCATGATGAACGTTCCTCCCGTGAACACCGCCGTGGCGAGGTTCACCCAAAACGATGGCCAATCAGTCATCTGATCCACCTTTCCCTTCGCTGGTTTGGGTTTTTGAATGTCGCAGTTCCAAGCCTACCGGCGGAGGGGCCTACACGAAAAGAGAAAAACATGAACGCCAAAGAGTATGGGCGTCATTTCAGCGGCTATCGCAAGCCGGAAGCCACCGAGCCGTCCCAAGGTTTCACGCGCCGTCTCGTCTTCTGGATTCTCGTGTTCGCGGTGTGCATCGGATGGGTGATGACCCACACGGGTTGCGCGCATCCCATCGGCAACGGTTTGGCCGCGCTCATGGGCTTCGGGTTCATTCCCCTGCGGCTCCTGTGCCTCGTTTTGAGCGAGGCGGGCGTCGAATAACAGCCTTGCCGGCAGGCGTGGAAAACCGGCCGGCCAAGCGGAAGGAAAACCGGTAACCCACGTTGATAACTGAAAAAAAAACAACTGACAGATACGGTGTCAGTTTTCTTGAACCGGCGTCGGCCTGCTACCAGCGTTTACTATTCGGGCCGACGCCACGGGCGGCGCAGGTTGCCCCCAGTCAAGATCGCGTAGGTCATGTGTGCGCGGCAAAGACCGGGACCACGGTTCGACTCCGTGGCCGTACACGAACGCAAGTTCAAAAAAAAAGAAAGCCCCCGCTGGCACGGGGGCGAGAAGAAAACTCTCAACAGAAAGGATACTCCGATGGATGAATCGATTCGGGAGCTCACCACGAAACAGGCCGTCGAATTCCTCAACCACACGGTCGCCAAGCACACGCTTGAGAACCTGCGCTACACGGGAGGAGGCCCGCGATTCCATAAACGCGGGGTGAAACGCGAAGGCCGGAAAAGGGACACACGCCGGGTGGTCTACCCCATCGACGAACTGACCCGCTGGGCGACCGAGAACGATCTGCAATGCAGGACGGAGGCCGCATGAGCGCCGATGACAACGACATGTGGCTGGCAGTCGCGGCCCGGCTGCTGCCCAACTTGGACATCCTGACCGCCCACCCCACACGCCAGTCGTTGGCGAGCCTCATCGGCCTGAGCATCCACGAGGCCGGGCTACGGCTCGTCGGACTACGAGAGGATATGGATGACGGACACGGTGGAACTGTGGAGCCCGATCACGGATGCGGGCATGAGCATGACGCCGGGCGAGCTGATCGTGGGGTTCATGGATCTGATCAGCGACCGGAACAGTCAGACCGGCAACCCGTACCTGTACGTGATGCCGTTGCCGGGCATGGTCGTCATCGACAGGCAACGGCGCAGGGTGAGCGCGCGAGTGGAATACGTCAGCAAATCGAAGCTAAGGAGCAGGAATGAAGCGAGCGACCGTTGACATGGCAGCGAAGGCGACCGGACTGTTCGGCGTGCACCGTTTCCGCCAACGCACGAAGACGGAGCGTGAGAGCGCATGGCACGCGTTCCGCGCGTTGGGCGTGGGCGGCTCGGACATGAGCACGATTCTCGGCCTCAACCCGTACTCGACCCCCTACGACCTGTGGTTGGAGAAGACGAACCGTCAGCAGCCGGAGGATATCAGCGGCAAGTGGGCGATCGTCAAGGGCAACGCCTTGGAGGTCGAACTGCGCCGCCGGTTCCGCCAGCTGCACCCGGAGTACCAGGTCATCGACGGCACCGACATTTCCTTGGTATCCAAGCAGCATCCGTTGATGCACGCCTCGCTGGACGGCTTCGTCTACGACGAGGCGAGCGATTCGTGGGGCATTCTCGAGATCAAGACGGCGAACGCGAACCGTGGGCGCACCGACTGGCATGACGAGACTGGCGAGCTAATCGCGCCGGATTACTACTTGGCGCAGGTCACGCATTACATGGCCGTCACCGGCTTCTCATGGGGCGTGTTCTACGCGGATATCGGCGAAAGCGAGCCGGTGGAGGTGCGTTTCGAGCGTGACGAGGCCGACGTGGACGCCGTGATCAAAGCCGCCGAGGACTTCTGGGGTTTCGTCACCCGCGACGAAATGCCCGCCCTCACCGGCGCGGACGTGGCAAAGGCCTACCCGGAGCCTTCGGAGGGCATCGAGGACATGAGCGACAGCACTGATCTGCGCAAGCTCATGGCCGACTACCAGCAGGTGACCGCCGACCTCAACGCCATGAAGGCCCGCAAGGAGGAATTGCAGGACTGCATACTCCCCTATATCGGAGACCACGAGGGGGTGCGCTGCGGCAACATGCAGGCCACCTACAAGCACAGCACGCGCAAGGGATACACGCGGGTCGTGCAGCCGTGGGAGGGCCGCACCTTCAGATTCAACGAAATCAAACCGAAGAAAACCAAGTAAAGGAGACCCGATATGGGACAGTTAGCGACACAGGCGCAGAACGCGCAGATGCAGACGATGAACCCGCAGCAGAACATGAAGAGCCTGCTGGAGAGGAGCTGGCCGCGCATCGCGGCGGTCATGCCGCAGGAGATGAGCGAGAAGCGCCTCTACCAGATGTACGTGAGCACCATCAACCGCGAACCCCAGCTGGCCAGCTGCTCGGTCGAATCGGTGTTGTCATGCTTCATGCGCTGCACGAGCCTCGGTCTGGAACCGTCGAACGTGAACGGGCTCGGCATGGCCTACATCCTGCCATTCGGTAACAAGAACATGCGCACCGGCCAGAAGGAGGCCATGTTCGTGCTCGGCTATCGCGGCATGATCGCGTTGGCCCGTCGTTCCGGCCAGTTGAAGAGCATTCACGCGCAGGCCGTGTACCAGGGCGACGAATTCGATTACTGGGAGGATGAGACCGGCCAGCACTTCAAGTTCCGCGCCACCCGTGGCGTGCCGCACACCGAGGCCACGCTGACCGACGTGTATGTGAACGCCCAGCTGCTGCCTGCAGGAAGCGTGTTCGTGCACATGACCAAGGAAGAAGTCGAGGCCGTCAAACGCCGCAGCCCCGCAGGCAACAAGGGCCCATGGCGCACCGACTATGAGGCCATGGCGTTGAAGACGGTGGTGCGCCGCAGCTTCAAATGGCTCCCGGTGAGCGTCGAAGCCCAGTCCGCGGCCGTCTCCGACGAGACCACGCCCGACTATTCCGAACTGTTCCGCCACCTGCCCGACGAGACGGTGGATGATTCGCCG